AAATGGCAATGTTCCCATTAGCAATGGCTGCTGGAGGATTAGGTGCGTTGGCAGCAATAATGCCTGGCGGTAAAACACCAATGGAAGGTTTTAAAGAAGCATTTGATAAAGTTATAACTTTAGGTGATGCTAAATTAGATTCACTAAAATCAAAATACGATGGTGTAGGTAAAGATGGGTTTGTTATTCAAGCAAAATCAGAAGAAGGTATTGCAAGACAAAAAGAAGTAGAAGAAGCACGATTCAGAAGAGCTCCAAGAAATGACCCTGACTTTAGAAGTAACTTAGGTGGTAATTTAAGTTATGATTATCAAAACAATACAGTAAATGTTATTACACCACAAAGTCAAGGTGTAATGTCTAGTGTAAGCGGCGTAATAGCAAACGTTTACGACTAAAAAAAAGGGGACCATTCAGTCCCCTCCGAAAATCAAATTTAATTAACTTTCTTTAGCTAGTTTAGCAAAGTAGCTTAATGTATCATCCTCATCAGAATTATCTTCTACTGGAGGAAAGCTTGTATCAGCTGCTGCAACTGGTGCTGCTTCTGCTACTGGAGCTTGACTCATAGTTGATTCAACTGGAGCATGACCTGCATCAACACCAAGTACTTTATTTAATTTCATACTTAGTTCATCATATGATTTATAGTTAGCAGGGTCAACAAACTCATTTAAGCTATAAAGACCATTATATACTTCTGTAAGTCTGGCTTCATCTCCTTCATGTAAAGCTGATGGTGAACTAAACTCTGATTTGTCATAGTTTACCCAACCTTCTACTTTTCTGATTTTGATTTTAAAGTCAGCACCTTCCCAGAAGTCATAAGGATTTACAGGTTCTTCATCTGCAAATTGTGGCTGCATTACATCCATGATTTTATCAAAGATTTTTTTACCAAATTTGTAAAGAAATACCTTTCCTTCATTTTGAGGATTTGCTGGGTCTGAAACAACCAACACATTACTTACATAATGTAATCTTCTTTTTCTTTCCCTTGCAATTGCTTTATCTTCATCTCTACCAGTATTCCATAGAACTGAATTTGCTTCCGATACTGGGTCATTTTGTCCAATGGAAGTCAAAGAGTTTTCGATATACCATAAGCCAGTAGGACCTTTAAATCCGTGGTCCCAATATCTTACCCAAGGTAAATCCTCACCTTCTTTTGCTGGTAAGAATCTGATTACGGCATAACCATTTCCTGCTTTATCACGAGTAGGTTTCCAAAATCTATCATCTGTATAGTTGGTAGTTTCTGGTTTTGCTGAAGATACAGCTTCTGCTGCTTTTACGAGTTTATCGATTGATGAGCCTCGCATGCTCTTTAGATTTTCTAGTGACATATATTTCTCCTGTATTTACACTGTATTACTGAATTATCCACTTTATCCATAATATAATATATTATACCACATTATGCGGTATTTGTAAAGGTTGTTTTTAATAAATTTAAACATTTATTTCTATCAAACTTTACGAAGGGTTTGTATTTCATTATCTTACGATAGATGTCTGGCCATATAATTGTGTCCGTAATCTTTTTATTTTCACGTTCTACAAATCCAAGTATTGAATCCAAGATGACAACTGTTTCTAATAGTAATTCTTCTTGAAGCCAAAGCTTTATAATCAATGGATGTCCATTTTGTTCTGCTTCTAAAAGAGAATCAAAAGGTACATGCATATCATTTAATTTATTTATATCGTTTTGAAACCTATACGTTAAAGATTCCATAACTTTTTTATGTTCTCTATAATATCTTTCTCCACCTTCATTTAGCATATCACCAACATATTTTACATCATTCTTAAAATTGGCAATATAGAATTCTTTTAAATCAGCTTCATATGTTTTTGCTAATTTGGCAAAGAAGTATTTATCTTTTCTTTTAAAAAAAGATTTAGCCGACACGTTTGATTTAAAATTATATTTAACTGCATCATAATCAGTTTCGAAATGAAGCTTTAATGCATTATATAATTTGTATGATTCAAAAGGGTCATTCATATAGGAAGTTTATTTCCTTTTTTAACTCTAATTAGATTAAGACTCGCAGCTTCTTCCTCTATCTTTTGTTTTAAAGAATCAGTTAAAAGCTTTTTCATATTCTTATAATCCATACCTCTTTCTTCTATAACATAAGCAGCTGCATCGATATAAGATAGATTATTGTTTGCTACAAGATGTTCCACTGCTGCAGAAAATCTTTTACGAGTCATAATCTTTTGTTCTATTGGATTATCCGACAAACTCATCTCCTTCATCCCAAGCACAACCTGTAAGGCCACCTGCTTGCAATGCTTTTAGAGTTCTTAATACCTCTTGTGCATTTCTACCTGTGTCTAATGCATTCACTGATACATGTTGTATAGTTCTATCTTTATCAAAAATAAAAGTAGCTCTATAAGGTACACCTTCATCGCCATTTACAATGCCTAAAGTATGTGATAGTCCTAATCCACAATCTGCAGCAAGTGTATGATTAATATTGCCTATTGTATTATTTTCTTGTTTCCATGCTAATTTACAGAACTCATTGTCTCCACTGATTCCTACTACATTTGCATGGTCGACTAAACAATCCATTGCTGCAATTTCTGTTGGACATATAAAGGTAAAGTCCTTTGGATAAAAATAAACGACAGACCAATCTTTTTTAAGTGGTTCATATCCTTCATATATATTTACTCTCACAAATTCATTTTTTTCATTTATTCCCTGTAGTGAGAAAGCAGGGAATTTATCTCCAACTGATAACATATTTTCCTCCTAAAATACTCTCATTAATATACAGTCAGCGTTAATTCTGCCTGTAGGTTTATCAATTTTTGTTGTTATTGAATCCCAAACCTTTTCGATTTGTTTTTCAGTTTTATTCAAAATCATTGGTAATATTTCATCAGGTTTTCTTAATGTAGCTTGGCGAGATTGTTTATCAAAATTCTTAATACTTGTACCAGCTATTTCAAATCCGGATGTTGCCGATGTGACATATTCAATCAGTTTTCTATTCTTACGATTGTATATATACAGTTTATGCTTTGTAGGAATTAATATTGGATTAATAGAAGTAAGTTTAGCATCTATGTCTTCTTCACAATATTTAAGTTTAGCTACTTGAGCATCTGATGACTTTGGCTTTTTAGCTCTAGGTATTCTAGTAGCTTTAAATGAATCTCTTAATCTTTCTAAATCAGCAAAGATATCTTCAAACTGTTTTAGCATTTTTCTTTTATTACCTTTTGATATATGTGAATAAGCTTCTACGCATTGGTCACATGTTTTATCGTATGCATCTTTTACATTATTATATTCTTCTTCAATCATTGATTTAAATATGTTAATTGCATTGCCTTTTAATCCATGCATTTTAAATCTGTTGTATGCACTAAACTTTTGTGTATAGTTTTCATCAAACCAACCTTCAACAATTTCATTATCAAAATCATGATAAATTGTTTCAACAACTTTTCTACGAGTTCTTTCAGCTGGTGTAATAACTACTATATTTGCTTTCTTTGCATCTTCAACTTTCTTTTCTTTTAAGCCTTCTTTATACAATTCATTGATTTGCTCTTTAAAGTTTTCAATTGTAGCATCATCATACTTCCAACCACGATATAGAATCTTAATACCTTTGTTGACTTTCATAAACTTCCAGTCTTTTAATCTTTTTAAAACTGATAGTTTCTTTTTATTAAAGCCACAATACTCAGTTGCAAACTGATAAGTTGTTGGCATGTAATCTTTTGATTTATAAAAATAATTATACCAATGTGCAGCTTTTGTCCAAGCTGACATATCAGTAAAATCTTGTTCATCTGTAAATAACGGTTCTACACCTAGATACTTATCATCTAAACTTGGTCCTCTACGTTTTGTTTTAGCCATATTTCTCCTTAAAAATATTGTGCAATATAAGCTACCCACAATGGTAGTGTGATTATTGCTGTAATTATTAATATGTTATCGTTTAACCATTTTTCCATAATTATATTATACCATAGTTTTTAGTGAATGTACACCGTTAAATTGGCCAGGTCTCCGCGGGGTGATAAGGAGTTGCGTTGATGAGACCTGACCACTGATTAAATTTTTACTCCTAATACGTAGTTTTCTGCAGCACTTTCTGCATAAGCTTCGCTTTTACCTTCATAGATTTCTGTTTTATCAAGTGCATCTTTTATATAATATTCAACACCCCATTCCCCATCACCTCTACGAAATACCTCAGCTTTTCTATCCATATTCTCACTCCAATGAGATGAATAATAATCAACTGTGTATTCTTTCTTTTCTTTTATTTCTATAAGATTATCGATTTTAGCTTCAATATCATCTAGTCTTGACATTACGTCATCAAAATTATAATAACTCATTTTTTCTCCTTAGTTATTTCATCATATATAAATTTTATTGTATTTAATGCAATACAAAACATTAAAAAATATAAAAAGTATTCCATTAATCTTTTTCCCAAAACATTTTTACTCTCTTACCAGTCTTTTGTTCATGAACACATATCGATTGCACATATAAGAAAAAAAATCCAAATATACTTAATACGATACCTAACACAAATTGTAATGCATCACTCATTAGTTTCTCCTCATTTTGCTGATGTCCTCAGCTTCTTGTTGTGAAATAACTGGAACAGCATTTGATTTATGCATTGTTGCAATACCTTTTACCAAAGTACCAGTGTATTTCATTGTTTCTTTTTTAGTACAATCACCTGCGATTTCATGGTAATTACCATTTGCCATGTATTCTTCCATTAGTGATTTATACTGCTTTGCTTGTTGTTCTCTTAATATTTGTAAAGAAGATTTTTTAGGTTGCATTGATTTGAATTCAATTGGCTTTTTCTTTACTGCATTTGCTGCATGCTTTTTTCTTTTTCTACCTGTTGGGTCATATCTTAAAGAACCCATATAAAAACTTGTCATTCCCATTATAACCTCGATATTTGTCCTAATATGTTATCTACTTCAGGGTCGTTTAAATGACCAATAACATCATTTGTTATTTCAGTATCATAACATAATTCACCTTCATATAAAACAGCAAGTTCCCATAGACCTTTTGAATAGCCATAAGAACCTTTGTGCTTGATTACACTTGCACCATAACCATTTGGAAATCTATATACTTTTTGTATGCCTTCCATGTGATTGTTTGTTTCTATTAAATATTCGTTCATAATGTATATTATATCATACTCTTTTACAAATGTAAAGGATTATTTTAATTATTTTGAGTATAACTATTGATTAAGTCGTCTCCTTTTAGTTCATATTCAGTAAAAATATATTTTTCACCACTATCTAAAGTTCTTTCGACTCTGCCAGAATTATATTCTACGTCTAAAACATTTTTTCCATCAGCTGTATCTTCTGGTCTATTATCATACCACATTGAAGATAATGAATGCGCATGTAATGCTTTTACTTCTTTTGCCCACTCTTCAGCAGCTAATTTTTGTCTTTGTCTTTCAACTTTATAATCATATTGTCCCATTAGATTTCTCTCCTTTTTCTAATAATCTTAATAGTTCTCTTAGTTTCATATCCCACAATAATTTAAAATCTGGGTCTTGTGCTCTATCTCTTGCTTCTCTTAAAGCAATTGCTCTTAGCATTCCTCTATCCATTAGTCCCAACTATCCTGTTGTGCCATTGCTTCATAGTTTTCAAAATATGAAGTACCTTCTAACCAATTACGAGTTTCTTTTGCTGAGTAATGCATATTTTCTTCTTTGAAACAATCAAGTCCGCCTGGTGCTTGTTTACCAGCTTTTTTGACTTGCTTAGTTAATTTAGATTGTTCTTTGATTGCAGCTTTTCTTGCATCAAGATTTTTAATGATATCTTTTATTTCATATTGCTCTTTTAGTTTAAGCAATTCTTTTTTATAAGCTTCAAAATTGTTACTCATAATACTTCTCCTTCAATTAAATTTTCATCTGAACCAATTCTACCAAAAGGTGCAGATACAAGACTAGTTGCATAACATTGATTGTCATACATCTTTCTTTGTTTACCTTGTATGTATTTTGCTAAAGACTTTGCTTTACTTTCATTTTCAGCATATACATACATTTCAGTTGTTAGTACAAATCTTTCCATATTCACTCCTTAAAATACTATTTCTCTTGTAATTTCTGATACAATAGGTGCATTGTTTTCAAACCATTCACCTAATTCTTGTTGATTTACGATGTCACCATCTTCCATAAGATACTCACTTTTGTAGTTAGCACGTTTTGTGTCTGACATGTCGCCAGTCCATGTTTCAGTTCTTTCGAGGATTTCTTTTTTCATCCAACCATCTTCACGATTATCAGTCACTTTCATAAAGTTAACTGAACCACCGATGAGATTAAATTCAGTAACTGCTTCCCAATCTTCGACAGTTTTAGTTGTATGACTTACAACTTTAGTATCAACGATGTATTCCTCACATCCACCGTTTGACTCGATAAGAGTTGTAGTGATGTAAGGTCTTACTTGAGCAACAATTGTTGCAACCTCATTTTCGTTTAGGTCACCACAGTTAGGAAGCTCGAAAGTGTTTCCACCTTTAAACTTCATGTATGGGTTATTCATATCACCATAGTTTTCCATGTATTGTGTTGTGATTACTAATTTATTCATATTAACTCCTTATCAATTTATATAGCTATTATACCATAGTTTTTAGTAAATGTACACCCTTTTTGTGAAATAAAGTATATAAATTTTATATATATTTTTTTTATATAATTGGTAGCCCGTAGGAGAATCGAACTCCTGTTGCATGGATGAAAACCATGTGTCCTAACCACTAGACGAACGGGCCTCATTTTACGTATTATCTCCGTCTCTATATTCAACTTTATGTTTCATAAATAACTTATCAGCCTGGCGTTGAAAAGACCTTTCGATTGCTTTATCAAACCAATTTCTAAACCATTGTCTTATTTTACCCATATTATACTCTATTATCAATTTCATCGACAAGACTTTCAATCCTATCAATTGTGCTTTGTTGTTGTTCAATTTTTTCAGTAAGTTCTTTTACTAATTGAATCAACACTTCTATTCTTGCTGCCATAATTTACTCCTTAAAAATTCC